CTCGCGCTCCCGCTCCGGTGCGCCCGGTGACGGGTCGCGCATCGCCGCAGTTCAACGAATACACGGCGACGGCGCAGCAGTTGGCCGATTTCTACATGCGCCAGACGCTCGAGAAGCAGCAACGCCGTTAAACGTGCCGACGGGCAGCGGGCCGTAACACCGCGTGACGTGACTTACGGGCAGCGGGTCCGACAACACCGCGTGGCGTGCGTATACCGGCTGATCGCGTGGCTTCTCTGTTGCGACAGCGGACTGAACCGGCGCCAGTAATCGCTGGCGCTTTACTTCAATCCGTAAAGCACAGAGGCAACCATGCCCGCCACAAATACACTCCTAACAATAAACATGATCACCGCCAAAGCATTGGCGATCCTCCACCAAAAATGTAACTTCATCGGATCGATCAACCGGGAATACGATGATTCCTTCGCGAACGCCGGAGCCAAGATCGGCACCACGTTGCGGATCAGGTTGCCGGTCCAATACACCACCAGCACGACGCCGGCGCTCAGCCTGCAAAACACGGTGGAGACGCAGGTCAGTCTGCCGATCACCAACCAGTATCACGTCGATTTTTCGTTCTCATCCAGCGAATTGACGCTGTCCATCGATGACTTCTCGGCCCGCTACATCGAGCCCGCTATCGCGCAACTCGCGGCCTCGATCGAGAGTCTCGTGATCAACTCGCTTTGGCCCACGGTCTACAACCAGATCGGAACGGCGGGGGTCGCGCAGTCGTTCAAAAACGTCCTCATGGCCCGCAAGGTCATGCTCGACGCGCTCACGCCGCAGAGCAAGCAATGGCAACTCCGCATCAATACCCAGGATAACGTCGACATGGTCGACCAACTTAAAGGAATTTTTCAGTCTTCGACGCAGATCGCGCGGCAATACACCGATGGCGTGATGGGCCTGGCGGCGGGCTTCGAGTGGGCGGAGAACACCCATTTGAGCACACAGACGCGCGGTGCCGAGAGCGCGACGTATCTGGCCGCTCCCGCCGCTCAGACCGGCAGCACGCTGGCGGTGACGACCGGCACGGGCGCCGGTAACGCCGGCGACGTGTTCACCATTGCGGGTGTGTTCAAGGTTCACCCGGAAACGAAGGTGAATACCGGCGTGTTGCAGCAGTTCGTTTTGACGGCGGCTTACGCGGGCGGCGCGGGCAATATGTCGATCGCGCCGGCCATCGTGACGACCGGCCCGCAGCAAAACGTCTCGGGCTCTCCGAACGGCACGACGAGCACGCTGGCCTTCATGAACACGGCCAGCACGGCCACGGGGATCAGCCTCGCATACCATCCGGACTTCGCCACTTTCGCCACGGCGGATCTGATTCTCCCCGGCGGCGTCGATATGGCCTCGCGTGTGGTCAAGGACGGCATCAGTATGCGCGCGGTCCGCCAATACTCGATTTCAGATGACACCATGCCGATTCGCATAGATGTACTTTTTGGCTGGGCCTCTCTCCGGCCCCAGTTAGCTGCTCGTCTCGTGGCTAACTAACTGATATTACAATAGTAATGGCGGTCGCGACAAACCGATATCCAGGGCCGCCATTCCTTGCTTTGCTTGATGGAGTTCGATACTATGTCACCGCTTATGGATATGAGGGTGACATGCAAGACGAAAAAGGTATTTGGACGAGTTGCTGCATAAAAGGTTGCGACCGAGATGTGATATCGAACGGACTCTGTATAAATCATCACAGACGTAATCAGCTTTATGGTTCTCCAGTCGCCTCAAAATTAGTTGACTGGCGTTGGCGTCGACTTTCGCATGAGGAGCGGTTTTGGAAGTCGGTTAACAAGACAGACACGTGCTGGCTCTGGATTTCTGGTTTGGATAAGGACGGTTACGGAGCATTCCGGGCTGAGCATGATGGCGCGATGCATCAACGCGCGCATCGCTACAGCTATGCCATGCATAAGGGAAAAATTCCTTCGACGTTGAACGTCTGTCATACTTGCGACGTGCGAGCGTGCGTGAAGCCGGATCATCTATTTCTCGGAACGATGGCTGAGAACATGGATGACAAGATGGCGAAAGGCCGCCACCGCACGACAAAAGGTGAAGAACACTATCGAGCGATCCTCACTGAGGAACAGGCCCGCGCCATCCTGCTCGATCCGCGACCGCATACGCAGATCGCCAATAGTTATAAAGTGGCCAGGACAACCATTAGCAGCCTTAAGTCCCGTCATTCATGGCCCGAGCTGGGCGAAGCGAAGGGCGTCAAGGCGAAACGAGTCAGCCCCCGTCAGGGCGTGAGTGATAAAGTCACGCCTGATATGGTGCGAGAAATTCTGGCCAGCAAAGAACGCGGGATTGACCTCGCTAAGAAGTTCGACATTACACCGCAGATGGTCAGCAACATACGTCATCGTCGAATGTGGGCTCACATCGAGGGTGACGTGGCCTTGGCTTTTAGTAGGCGCGGCGCGGGAAATCACGATACCAACCTCACCCCAGCAGATATCAGGGCCATAAGAACGAGCAGCGAGAAAGGTGCCAGACTGGCGGAACAGTACGGCATCGCAAGATCAACGATTTCCAGCATTCGTCTACGCCGCACCTGGACCCACATCGAGTAGGAGACGAACGACATGGCATACTCACCCGGCCCGCAACTGTTCGACCCGGCGCAGATCGCGTCGTTTCAGAACAACATCACGGCGACGGCGGGGGGCACGCGGCCCCTCGCGCGCCCTCTCATCGCGGCGTTCAACCGGATCAGTGTTTGCGCCACGGCGGCCGATAGCGTGGCGTTGCCGCCTGCCACGGGCGGGCAGGAGGTGACGGTCATCAACTCCGGCGCGGCCTCGGCGCAGGTGTTCGCCGCGGCTGGCACGGCCGACACCATCAACGGCGTGGCGGCGGCGACCGGCGTGCCACTGGCGGCGGCGGGCAAGGCGCAGTTCGTCTCGCCGGACGTGGGCGTGTGGTTCTCGATCCTGTCCGCCTGAACTCCAACGGGAACGTCGCATGACCGTCGCGAACGACATAATCACGCTATCGTTACGCAATTCTGGCGTGAACGGAATCGGCCAGTCGCCGATGCAGGTGGACATCGATGACTCGTTCAAGATCCTGAACGCCTGGATCAACAACGAAAACATCGTTCGCCGGGTGCAGGCCAATCCCGTCGTCATCCCGACGTTCCCGAACCTGACGACCGACGTGCCGTTCTGGTCCGTGTACGAACACGTACTTTTAACCGTCATGGCGGTGCGTCTGCGGCAAGTCTACTCGTTGCCGCCGGTGCAACTCGATGTGCAACTGGCCGCCTCGGCCATCGCCGCGTTTAACGCCGTCAACCAGCAGCAGATCGCCCCGGTGCACGCGGGGCCGCCTGAGACCGTCATACAGGTCCTGTTCCTGGCGCTACGCATGGCGGGCCGCATCAACGACACCCAATCGGTTTCCGATGGCTCCAAGGACGTGGCCGACGCGTTCAGCCAACTGGTGATGATGCTGGCGCAATGGCAGCGCAAACGGTGGCTCGTCTGGAACGAGGAGGACGTATCGGCCGTCTCCACCGGAGCCGATTACTACACCATCGGGCCTCGCGGCGACTTCAACGTCCGCCGGCCGGATAAAATCCACGCCGCCAAGGTCATCCTCGGGCCCGGTCAGTTCGGGGACGGCGGCGCGGTGTTGCCCGAGGAATTGCCATTTCCGCTCGGTGCGCAGCCGATTGCCCCGACGCCCAACCTCGTCAATATCCCGCTGGCCATCATTGAAGCGAAAGAGGACTGGAACACGATCGCCATTCCGGATCTGAAATCCATCCCGGCGGCGGTATTCTACGACAGCGCCTTTCCCATTGGCCGGGTGTATTTCTGGCCGGTGCCGCCCGCCGGCGCCTATGAGATGCAATTGACCATCAAGGCCGCGTTGCCATGGTACGAAACCGTTTACGACGATCTCGGCCTGCCGCCGGAATACACCGAGGCCATCGTCAATAATCTCGCGGTGAAGATCGCGCTCGCGAGCGGCGCCCAGGTCAATCCGCTGTTGCTGGCGGAGGCCCGCGCCAGCCTCAATACCATCAAACTCGCCAACAGCCAGATCCCACTGCTCAGCATGCCGGCGGCGCTCAGCGGCCACCGTGGCGGCGATGTGTCGTCGTGGAGCGGCCGCGGCCTCAATCAGGCGTGGACGGTCGGCGGGACGAGCGTTCTGGGCTAACATCGGAGACATTCAATGAGTGGAAGCAATCGGCCGATGGCGCGGCTCGGTGGCCAGCCGGCAACGCGGAGCGGGGGGCCGTTTCCAGGCAGCGGCTATCCGTGGATCGATGGCGACATGTTGTTCGCGGCCGATCTGAACGCGGCATTCCTGCCGGCGGCCGGCGGCGCCATCAACGGCCCGCTCACGGTCAATGGCGTCACCACATTCAACGGCGCC